ATGAGGCGCGCCGAGATGCTGTTGCTGAAGAGCCTGGCTGAGACACTGATGGCCGACCGGGACAACCGCCACGACGACTTGCAGGCGACCATGCGGCTGGCGCACCTGAGTTCGCCGGAGATGATCCTGTACATGGTCAACCGGGTGCTCGAGCTCGAAGAGAGCATCGAGCGGATCGCCGCGGTTCTCCAGAAACTCTCTGCGGACGAGCCGATGCCCCTAGAGGAAACGCCGCCCGAACCAGCCTTCGAACCGGCCCTGCAGTCCCGCGCCACCGAGACCGCGGAAACCTAGCGGCGGGCAGGCCGCTACACCAGCACCTGGCGAGTGCTGGCGATCAGCGCATGCACCTGTCGCTCCACCTGCTCCGCCACCGGCACTTCGGGCCCCCGCCCCTCCGGGCAGGGCAGGTTCGGCGTGGTGCCGAACAGCCGGCAGATCAGCGGACGTTCCTCATAGGCCTCGCAGCCGTTCGGTCCGAGATGGACGCAGTTCCACTCGGCCAGGGCGGCGTCGTGTTCGGCCTCGCTCTTCACCGGCAGGCGGGCCATCTCTTCCGACGAGGCGGTAACCGGCCCGCAGCAATCGTGGCAGCCGGGCTTGCAGGCGAAGCCCGGTATCTGCAGGCGTAATTGGTCTATCTGGCGACCGATGCAACTCATGGGAAATCTCCTCGGCGGGGGAAGGATTGTACAGCGCGGACCGGAGCATTCCGAAAGTACCGGTAAGGATGCTCTCCAGCGAGCCGAATCGACCTGTTCAACCTGCGCTCTCTCCGTTCCCGGCCAAGGAAACAGCCCGGCTCCCTGTCCGCCCGCCCGTCCACGGCTATCTGCCGTCACGCCGCTCCCGAGCGCGGTAGCCCCGAGACCGCACAGGGGCGGAACGACGTGGCATAATCCAGCGATCACCTTTCGGCGACCTATCGGCAGGGCCCGGGAAGACCCGGGCCTGGGGAGAAGCAATGACCTACGTTCTCTACGGCATCAAAGCCTGGGACGCACGATAGAATATGTTTTTTCCTATATGCATCAAGTAGTTATGACGAAAGACACCATCAAAAATCAATTCATTTGAGAACATCCGCAAGCCAACAGAATCAAATGCTTACGGTAGCGTTTTGGAGGAAAAAAGAGACCAAATCAGCGCTCTGCCTCGTAGACCGCCACGCCCTTCCCAACCGGAATCCACTTCTCCTCCGGATCACCAGGACGACAGATGGCCACCTCTACCTCGGTGCTCTTCCCTTCTGCCGGCTCAGCCGGACGAATGGCAGCATGCCGCAGCAAGCTATCCATTCCAGGCACGAAAGTGCTCTCGGAGCAATGGAACGACCAAACCCCCGCCCGATTCGCATCGTTCACCTTCCGATCAAGCTTCAGCGTCCACTTCCCTGCCAATCGAATAACCAGCATCGCCATGCTCCGTAGGAAAAGGCCGTAGTCTACTCCTACTGGCATGCTCTGTTGGCAGCCAGCAGTTGGGCCTCATACCCGATCCGCTGCCGCCGCTCGGCCAGCAGCGCACGGACCTTGGTCTGTAGGTCGTCGCTCTTCTTCAGCCCAGCCGCTGCCCATGCCGGCACTTCCACCGCCGGCACTCGGCACGGCACCGCCACCGGCACTTCTACGCGCACCGTGCGCGGCTCAAGCTCGACCTGGCCGGCGCATCCCGCCAGCGCGACCGCGAAAATCAAAATCATCGAACGCATGGTAAACTCCGACGAACGGTTATTGTGGTGTACATTGTTACCCAATAATCTACACCCACGCCAGCCGCAACGGCGAGGCGCAAACAAGGATCGAAGCCATGACTACGTTCACCAGCATCGTTACCACTAACCCTGATTTCGGCGGATTCGAGTTCTACGTTGAAGCGGGACAGCAGTTCGACGATTCAGCATATGAAGAGGCATACGGTGTTAGCGTTCCTACCGCCGTGGTCGAGGAAATGAACGCTAAAGCGGCGCAGTTGAAAGACGGCGAGTGGCTTAATGTCTCGCATGAAGCCTGACGCCTCCAGCCACAATCCAGACCCGCGCTACCTGCGCGGGCTGGTCGACAAAGCAGGTGTCAGCCAGCGTCAGGCAGCCGAGTTGCTCGGCCTGTCGTGGCCTGGCTTTCGCAACTACCTGCGCGACGAGTCCCATCAACTCTACCGGGCCGCGCCTTACACGGTTCAGTTCGCGCTGGAGTGCATGGCTGAAAGCCCCAGCTCCTGATCAATGACCTCCTCGGTGGCCGCACACTCCTCGCCGGCGGTTCGCTGGCTCAGCAGGCGCCGGGCTCCGGCATACTGCTCCGCGGCCTGCTGCCGTCCCCGATCCACAGCCTGCGCGGCATCTCGGGCGCGCTGCTCGTCGGCCAGGCGCAGCGCGGCAACCTGTCGGACCTGCTCCGCCACTGAGGCCTCCAGGCTGCCCCGGGCGGCACGGCAGGCGACCAGATCCGCGCTCGCGGCATCCAACTGCGGCCGGTAGTGTCGCGCGCCGAGCCAGACACCTCCGGCGGCGCCGAGGCCGACCAGAAGCAGGCAGGCCAGCGCGATCGAGACTACGCGCGCAGAAATCACGACAGCACCGCCTTGGCCCGCTCCCACAGCGCCAGGCGCTCCGCCTGGCCATTCAGGCCGCCGTTGATGCGGCGGGTGATGGCAGCGAACTCGCCGCGGTCGGCCAGGTCGTTCAAGCCGTGACTGGCCCACCACCAGGCCGCCGAGATCGCCGCCCACTCCGGTTGCTCGAGAAGCTCGGGTTCCTGCTCCAGCGGCTGGCCCAGCCCGGCGCCGGCCGCGCGGTAGTTCGCCCGGCCGGTGATCTGCAGCAGCCCGCGCCCACGGTACCGCCAGCCGTCGCCCGATGCCTCGTCGCCATTGCCGTTGCGCGAGGCGTAGGCGTTGTTGGCGATGGCTCGGGGGTTGCGCGCCAGGCGCTGCGCCAGGGCGTTGGGCTGGCCGTCGGCGCCGAGGTACCGGCTCGGCCAGGTCGCAGCCAGTCCGCGGGCGCTGTAGTTGAGGTTCTCCACCAGCCCGCTCAACTGGCTGCTCTCGTGCCCGATCTGCGCCAGGAACGCCGCCGCGCGCACAGGCGAAGTGATACCGAAGCGCGTCATCCCGCGATTCAACGCACCAACAAAAACGCCGGCTCGAGGGCCGGCGTTCGGGTAAATACGCAGCAGTTGCTGCTCAGTGATGGGCATGTAGTTCTCCAATAGTACCCGCGTTGACGCGGTCATGACGTTCAACCCCAACAGCCGGTATCATTCGCGGCTGATCCGCGCCCAACCGAAGGGAATCCGATGCACAACAAGTTCCTGGCATATCGCCCTGAAATCGATGGTCTACGAGCGATAGCCGTACTACCTGTAATCCTGTTCCACGTCGGTCTCTCACAGTTCAGCGGCGGATTTGTTGGTGTAGATGTATTTTTTGTAATCAGCGGATATCTAATTACATCGATCCTCCTGAAAGAACGCCAGGAGAACAATCTAAGCATTCTCAAATTCTACGAGCGCCGGGCGCGAAGAATTCTTCCTGTCCTATTTACGATGATCTTGTGTGTAATCCCGTTCGCGTGGATAACGCTACCGCCCGAAGAAATGAAAAGGTTCGCACAGAGCGTTGCCTCTACCGCAACCTTCTCGTCAAATTTTCTTTTCTGGTATGAATCAGGATACTTTGACTCAGCAGCAGAACTTAAGCCGCTACTTCACACATGGAGCCTAGCGGTAGAAGAACAATATTATATATTTTTCCCACTTGTTATAATGATTTTGTGGAGATTTGGTTTTGCTGCACTATGCGTAACTATTGCCACAATCGGGGTTGCGAGCTTTATATATTCAGAAATAACAGTGTCCGCAGAGCCAATGACGGCATTCTACCTGCTTCCGTCTCGCGCCTGGGAATTGATGGTTGGCGCGATTGTGGCTCTTATCCTCTACAAGAGGCCGAGTCTTCGCGGCAGCCACATTGGAGGCATAGCTGGCCTCGCATTGATCGCATACTCGGTCTACGCATTTGATCAGGCGACTCCATTCCCTGGCTCAAATGCACTTTACCCAACGATGGGTACAGCACTAATCATTCTGTTTGCACGCCCAGGAACAGCCATTGGCGCCCTGCTCAGCTTCAAGCCTCTGGTCTGGATCGGGTTACTGAGCTACAGCGCGTATCTCTGGCACCAACCGATCATTGCACTAGCGAAAGTGAAGATGATGGGCGAGCTTACGGTCTCAGCGCAGATATTGATCATCGCGCTCACCATTGCACTCTCCGTAGCTTCGTATTGGATCGTTGAAAAACCATTTCGTAAGAGCGGCGCAAGTCGCGCTCGCGTGCTCTCCTATGCCGCTGCGGCATCCGTTCTAGTAACTGCCACCGGGATATACGGACACCTTCAAAAAGGTTTCCCGGACAGGATGAACAAGGTCTACTCGAAAGATGCCAGATCATACGAGGAGTCCATCCTTGCAAAGTACACAACAGACTCAATGAAGGTCCCTGAATACGCTAGCCCACCCGACGCGAAGACAATATTCATAGTTGGTGATTCGTACCTGCGAAACTGGTCATCCGCGCTAAACTCAATTATTGACCACTCGAAATACAGAGTTATTTCAGCCTCATACCTTGGGTGCGACGTAAAATTCGAAAACGGAGCTATAAAGTCCGACCCATTGGGCGCGCCATACAAAGCAAACTGCGCAGACTTCAAAAAAATTATCAACGACAAAGAATTAATGCAATCCGTCGAGAAGATAATACTTACATCTCACAGACCATTTGAATATTCGTCGAATAGATTCAGATTTGAGATACTAAACTATGTCCACTCCGTTGGAAAAAGTCCTAAGACATACGTCATAGGAAGCTACTACCAAATGGACGGTAAGAAACACGACTCTTGCCTCATGGCGATGTTTGTATCATGGAGAGACGCCTCAATTTGTCGTGACATAGCATCTTACCCAACTGAAAAACAGGATATAACCAAGTTACCACTTTTCAAAAGCTACACAGTACCATTCGAGTATATCGATCTTATAGGGATGACATGCAAGAATGAGAAGTCCGCGTGCCCCTATGAATCGGACGGTGTTCCGTTTATCACTGACTGGAACCACCTTACAGCAGCATTTATTCGCTCGATCATGTTGAAAGCCAGTGTCAGCCATCGAGATGAGTTTGAGCGAATTGGACTCGGCGACGTGTTTATTAAGAGCAGAGATGTAGCTACGAACCTTTGAAAAATTGGGGCGGTAAACCGCCCCAGCGCCATAGTTATAGGTTCTCTATCACGAAAGCAAAAGTTTCCGTCCCAGCCGCCGCCGTTCCATCTGCGGTCTGCACTCTGAACGATACGTTATTACTCGAAGCCGAGTTGACCACCCAGGCCATTTTTGAGCCAGCTTGAAGCGTTGCTGCTGCCGCGTTTGTGGGAATCAACCTCACAACAGATGACGTTACATTCATGCCAACACTATTGACGTTCATGCTTGCGGCAGCATTCATTGTGAAGGTTCCAGAGAATTGCCCTTTAATGTAGTTTCCAGGATTCACCGACCATGGGGTCGCAACTCCTGAAAACACATTATCACTGAGTTTGTGAACTGTCGTCGTCGCGGAAGTTGTGACAGAAACGCCAATAGTGAAGCCAGAGATATCCAGCCCCCAACTCGCGGGTTCGTAGTGGTGCCAGTGAACGACACTGACGGAACGGAAAGCGTCACCGCGCCAACCATCTTCACGTTTCTGACAATTGGCGATGCGCAGTTCTGGATCACAACACCTGTGCCGGTGTTGATCAGTACGTCAACCCCTTCCATCCTCAAGCCAGATGTGCTCTGCACAGTGACCGGCGAGGTGGAAGTACCGGTAATCTTCAGATTAGTCAGTTTAAGTCTACTAATAGACCCACCACCAACTGCCTGCGCAAACACTCCATACGTCCCTCCTGATGTGGTGAATTCAGATATTTCGATATTCTGGGCTATAGTAACGCCATCTGAGTAGATGTAGGCTCCGTACCGACTTACCTCGGCAATATCACCATAACCTACCTTAACATTCGAACATCCTCGGAAGTTATAAGCATCCGTCACATTCTTATAGGTATTCCCTACACACACGATATTCCTCTGCGCGTCAACTGGCTGGGCACTGACGGCAGTAACACCATACAGGCATCCATCAACATAATTCCCCTGAAAGAGAACACCATCGACATCTCCCATGGTGTACCCAGCATTCTCAATATCAACAGCAGAGTAAGTGCTGTTATAGAACCCATTCGACAAAATACGGATATTAAACCCAGACTCAACGGTTATACACTGTCTTTCTATATTGCTAAATGTGCACCCTGAAACCTCACAGTCCTCGCACTGAAAATCTCCCTCTGGGATTGTTGGCCTAAAAATTACACCATCACCCAGCGAGAAAACTGAGCTACTTCCTATATTCTCAATGTAAAGATCCTTTACCTTTACTCTTTTTGCCACGCAATGAATTCCGTGCTGCCTATGTTCCGGCCCGAAAATATCCTTATCACCGTTAACTATACCAGGACCATAGAACCCGATATCGCTTAGTTTAAGGCTTGCGTTGATTAGCGAGTTTCCATCTATAGAGTCAGGATGGGCTTTTAGCTCAGCACCTCCAAAATACATGTGCACACCAGAGCGCCACACAATTGAGTCAATCAAAAACGTGCCAGGCCCGGCATAGCAGGTGATTCGCCTTGCTCCAGATGACTGCATGTAGGACTCAGCGGTATCTACCATCGCCTGGAACGCCGGAGTCCAGTTCCAGGTCGACGGGTCCGCCGACGGCTTGTCAGAGACGAGCGACGCGAACTCCCAGACCCGGATCGGAATAGAGTCCGCGAGTTGCTGAATGGTGTCGATCGACGCGGAAAGTTGAGTCCGCTTCCAGCCGACAAGGGTGCCACCGTCCTGCTCTGCGAGTTCCTGGCGGAGCGACTGGTCACTGCGAAATACCAGCAGCGGCTCGTCGGCGGACCAGGTGCCGGAGAGTTCGACAGGGAATGTTGCTGGCAACTTAACGCTGTAGAGGTTTCCATCGCGCTCGATAACCTGACTGGACCGCTCTACGGTTAGCGGGGAGCCATCGACATACACCAGCGGAGGGAGCTCCCAAGCGGAATTGGAGATGAAGCGGTTGTAGTTCTGCTCCATCCCCCAGTATGTCCAGCGAGGCAGCGGCGCGCGCTGTGGCCCTCGATCCATCCAATGCTCTTGCTCCACCGAGTTCATTGCGACATCCATGTTCTCGGCGTTGTTATACAGGACACGAGGATCTTTCGAGCCGAGCGGGAAGGCGCCAGTGTCGTAGGCCATGCTTTTCTCCAAGCATAAAAAAGCCCGCTCTATGGCGGGCTAGGTTTTCGTGTGCGGGTCAGTTGGGGGCGCTGGCATCGTCGAAGGTGTAGACCCTGGGGTCGTAGTTCACCGCTCGGACGGACGCCGCAGTATTTCCGTTGGGATCAATGGAACTGATCAGGGCCGGGTATGGGTTTCCCAGCAGCAGGTGCGGCGGTTCGATTTCCCAGGAAACCTCGGGGACGAAATCGATACTGGGAATGCTCAACCGGTAGTCGTCGATCCGGGTTGCTGGGTAGCCACCGGAAACCGTCCCGTCTGGGCGGCGCAGGTATAGCGCTGGCGAGTTCAGCAGAGACCAGTCGAGCGGCTCGCTGGACTCGATCAGAACCGAGTTTCCCGAGGTCACGAACGATTTCAGGTAGGCGCTCTGCGCCAGGCCAGGGCCGGGGACATCGCCGGCGAGAGCCACGTAATCCCAGAACTCGCTGTTCAGCGCATCCAGCCCGGTATCGAACGAATACTCGGTTCTCCGGTATCGCTGTGCCATCCGGCGGCGCATTCCGTATCGCCACGCCCGGTTTCGGTCTGTCACGCCGACGGCCGTGATCTTTTCGACCTTCCTGCCGACATCGCCGGGAAGGCGGCACTGGACGGTATCTTCGATCCAGCCGTTGGCATTGACGAACTCAACATCGACGCCGTCGTAGTCGTCCTCAGACGGCGCGCTGATGCTGATCTTCAGTGCGCCATCCATGTTCTGCGGCGAGTACATGTGCCCGAACGTGGTCCTGGGCTCGTCTCGTGCCGCAGAGATCACGCCGCGCTTGATCGTCTTCTCCGCATATCCGGCTGCAAGCACGTCATCCATGATCTGCGCGACCGTGACCTTGCCGTCCTCGTAGATCATGTCAAACGTGTCGCCGCGGGCTTTCCAGAGGGCGTCCAGCCGGTCGAGTTCATCGAGGTCGAGATCGGCATCGGTGTACCCACGCTCTTTCGCGATGTAGCAAAGGAACGGGACGATGTCTCGCGTTGCGAGTTCAGTCGTCCATGCTCCGCCCTGGCGGGTTGGAAGCATGCGGGTAGCCTCTACCGAGATGCGGCTCTCGGTCTGCGCGGAAATGCGATCAGAAGACCGGTACCGAACCGCGAGCACCGTCACGCCCGCGTATGAGGTCGGCGCCTGGAGCTGCGAACGCAGGCCGTACCATTGCAGTGTGTCGCGGAACTCCAATTCGTTTTTCCCGATGGGGTATCGCTGCCGCATGCGGATCTCTGGTCGCATGGCATACGGGAGATTCAGGCGCGTTGTGAACCCGATTTGGTCGAGCGTGGCTCCGTTGTGCTGGTAGTCGATCGAGGTCCATGCGCCACCGATATCCATGTCGCGGTACTGGACAGTGTAGTAGCCACTCAGCGGAATCTGGTTGCCCTTCCGGTCGATGAATATCAACCCGTTTGGGCAAAAGATGTCCCACTCGACAACGCTCGTTTTCTCGCCCGCCGGGCACGCCGGGAATGGGCCGCGCCAGCCTCCCTCGGAGTTCGAGGTATCAACGGTAATGCGCGACGTACTGGAGTTCAGCGGGGAGAATCCTGGCCAGGCTGGATCGGTAGCCCCAGCAGACGTCAGGCGCTCTACGGTGATCTGCTGGGCGCTGTACGCAGTGATTCGGAACCTGAGCCCACGCAAACCGATTGCAGCGTCGCCGGCCCCCACCTGTAGAGCATTTACGGGGGCGCCGCTATCGTAGTTCAGCGTCAAGTTGGTGGAGTTCACGGTGTTTACGACGTAGAGCCCCGAGTTAACGCCGACGACCTGAATCTCGGTTCCAACAGACAGACCAAGTTGCGCGATATCGCCCGAGATGGTGTCGCGCGCGCTTCCACCGCCGTCGACGACGGTGTACGGATACTGCGCCTCTACTCGCAGGATCGTCCCGGCGACCCAGTCAGACGGGAACGAGCCGGCGCCAGAGGGGATAATGATGTTGCTCCCCGAGAACGTGAAGGTCGTTGCGGTTGGGTTCGGGGTGAGCGTCGAGGACTCGGTGAGTTCCAGGCCAGCATTACCTGTCGAACTAGCGCCAACCTCCGGCGCGGAGTGCCACCAGATGGCGGATGGGTGGGAACCAAGACTCTGGCCTGGCTCGAAAATCTGGAAAGAGGCTTCCGCGCCGAGCGCGAGGAACGTGGTATCGCCGATTTTGACCCCGCCCTCCTGTATCTGGAACCGACCACGGCCGATGCACAACAGCATTTCGGTCCACTGCTCGCGTGGGCCGGCAAAATACTTCCTGGGAGGCAGGATGTAGTCGGGGAAGATCAGCCGGCGGCCGGCGACTTCGCGAATTGCGTCGCCGAGCTTGACCTTGTTTCCTCGCGCGCTGGAGTCAGCCAGGGACTCGCCCTGCCCCGGGTTTGTGGGCATGCCTGGCAACTGTGGCATGAGCATCCGGAATGCGGACTGGACGCCTTTGAACAGTGCCGCGGTGATCGTGAACGGATCAGTCCCGCGAGGCAGCTTGTAGATACGAACAATGTCGCCGCGGTCGATGATGCGCTCGGCCCACTCACCGGGATGGATGAACTCCTCATGGGCTTTTTTCTGCTTGTCGGTGAGGTCATCGCAGAGCGCAACCTCAGCGGGGACAACACCGATAGAGAACGGGTGGACGTCGTGGCAGCGGTACCCAGGCGAATTCGCGGTCAGCCAGGAATGAATCGTCATCCTGCGGCCGATCGGATGCCGCTCCAGCGGTTCTCCGTCAAGGAGCGATGGGTAGATTTCGATCACGGTAGAAGACCACCTTGGAGTATTTGTCGGAGAACTTCTGGAGCGGGGTGAGTGAAACCCCGCTTCCCGGGTTGATTTCGAGAACCCGGAGGCGTCCATCCACTTCGACCAGCAGACCTACGTGATCGAGCAGCCGCCCTCTGTAGGCCGCGGCGATGACCCCAGGTCCTGGCTCGCATTGCTCGAGCGCGCGCTGGATCTCCGTATCGCAAGCCCTTTGCATCGAAACCGGGGTGTGCCGCGTGACACCGCCGAAGTCGGTCAGCATCGGCAGCCCGAACAGCTCAACCCGCGCTATGAGCGTCAGGCCCCAGCAGTCCAGGCACGGCAGGGCCCGACCGCCCTCGGTATAGATGGCGGTGAGGTATCTGTTCGGCATGGGATCAGGGCCAGTATTTGAGTCCAGGGAACTCGCTGACGTTGTAGATGTGGCGCAGAGCTGCGGTGTTGATGAGGTCGTAGTAGCCGGCCTCCACCTGGACAGTGAGGCTTTCGAAGTCGGCCCCTTTCACGCGCATCCGATAGGGGCGCTCTGCCGGCGCAGTCAGGTCGCTTTCGAGGTAGATTCGCAGGACAAGCGTGACCGGATCTCCGGCGTCGATGGCCTCGGCAATATATTGCTGAGCAAAGCCAGTCACGTTGTCGATCGCAAAGCCAACGTTCTGGTTCCCGCTGTTGTCGCGCTTCGGGATCGAAACGTCAATAGCGCCAGCGATGAATGTCAGTAGCCGTCCGTCTTCTGTCATGCAGGTCAGGTCTTTGAACCCCTGACAGATGAGGATCGGATCGGGCCTGGAGGGCCGAGTAATCTCGATCGTTGCAATCGGAAGATCCGGCCCATCCGATGCATAGAACCGCTCAAGAGCCGTCGCCATGTCGAGGCCACTCCCTGTTCATTGCGATATCGAAGATATCCGCGAGGAGGATGTACTCGGGCAGAATCTCGGCCCACCCAGCATCGATGACGGGGCGCTCACGCAACTCCAGTGTGGCGGTGAAATCCCAGAGCGAGATACTGCCGCTGACCAGCTTTGGACCGTCATAGATGTCGGTGAATCTGGCGGCATACGCACGCAAACCATCAGGAGTCTCCGGCGTCTTTAGCGGGCATTCGAACCAGTGGTAACCATCCACTAGAACGTCGCGGAACCAGGCCTCAAATAGCATTGCCTCGCTATCGTTGAGCCTCCACCTCACGCTTGCCATAGTTGGAGTTGCGGTGAAGTGACGCCGCTGCCTCGCCCTACCCGTCTGCATCTCCGTACGGATGAGGGGGCTGACAGGAGTCAGCCCATAGCCATCCCGCTGAGGCGGGCAGATATTGGGGTACTGCTTCATGTGCCGCTCCTACGAATGCCGAACGAGCTTCCGATAGCTTTCGATGAACGACCATCACCGAATAGATCGGCTACTACAACGTCGATGATGTATTGGTCGTCCTGGCGGCGAGTATTGACCTGCCCCGCGCGGCTGCGATCCTCAATCAGGTTTATGGTCGGCGCTCCGCCGCTGCTCTGATTTGCGCGAACGTCATCAAGCGTCCTGTCGAGCTTTGCGCTCGTCTCTGCCGTCGTCACCCTCTCGCCCTTCTGGAGTAACCAGGTGCCGGTCTCCGGAACAGCATCAATGCCATCGTGAGCCATGCCAGCAAGGGCGGACGCAGCAACTCCGGCAACCATTGGGGCGGTGATGCCGGCAGCCGAAGCAGCCGCCGCCGGAGCCAACAGCGGGCCTACGATTGGGATTGCAGCGGTGCTCGCAAATGCCGCCAGTTGAGCCTGGAAGGCAGTTGCTTGTGCGTTCGCGATGAGAGTAGAGGCGGCGCTAGCCTGAGCAGCTTTCCCGCTCACCAGTTGCACCGCCTGATAGACCAGCCATTGGGCGGCCATCTGCGCGAGGGCATTGATGATGCTTGTGGCCATCGTCTGCGCGATGTTCTTGAAAACATCGGCAAGACTCTCGCCGTCCATGATCATCGAAGCGATGCCGTCTCCTACAGCAGATGTGAGCCCGTCCAGTGTCTGCGTGGTGAAGTCGGCAGCTTGCTGTTGATAGTCCGTGGCTGTGTCGCGATAGTTCTCCCAGGCAGACGTGACGCCATCCAACCAGTTGCTCTGAGCCTCATCCTGAGCTGCGTAGTACTCATGCTGGATTTCCAGGCGCTCGGCCAGAGCCTGGCGCAGGAGGTCAGTTTCTTGGTCGTAGAGTTCCTTGCTGATTTCTGCGCTGTTGAACTGCTTCTGGAGATCGGCAAGCTGTTTGTTGTAGTCCTGCTGGATCTCCAGGTCTGCGCGCAGTCTCTCTCTCAGCTTGTCGCCGCTGCCCGATCCGGCCAGTTCAATCGCAAAACCTGCCCGAGCAGTTGCGTTCGATTCATTGAGCGTTGCACGGAAAGCCTGAGCTTTCGCCGCATCCTCGTTCGCCTGCTTTAGCTGCTTCAGGCGGTCAAGCTCTTCCACCAAGCCATGCAAGCGTTTCTGCTGCTCGGCATTGATTCCAACCAGCTTGCCCGACTCGATTTCGAACTGAAGCTTTGCTACCTCGGTGGCATCCTTGCGCTTGTCGACTTCCGTGTTGATCAGCGCTATCTGTCGCTGATACGACTGCTCAACCGTTTCGTAGGCGCTTTGCAGCTTCTTAGCAGCAGCCTCGGCTTCTTTCCCAGCTTCCTTCTGCTCCTTGGTAAGAGCCTTGAAAGCTCCAGGCTTATTCGCCTGCTCACGAAGCGACGCTAGCGTTTCGGCCAGCTTGGCTACCTGCCCATTGGTTCCACCCGTTCCGGCGCGGTCGATACTGTCCATGATGCCGGCATACTTGGAGACCGTATTGGACAGGTCTTCTGCTGCCACACCGGCGCTGGCCTTGATTCCGTCCCAGTTTTGCGCAAGGCGTTTAGCAAGCCCGGCGGGGCCGGACGCGAGTTCCAGCCACGTCACTCCATCAAAACCAGCCCTGGCCGTTGCTGCGGCGCCAGCAATCGATTTCCCCACCAGCTCGAACGCTGCGACAGCGCCAATTGCTGTCTTCGCTATCCAACGGAACGAATCGGCAACGAATTCGCCAACACTCACCATCGCCGTGCCTTCCTTGGTCACGTCGAATATAGAGTCAGCGAGATCGCTCAGAATTGGTATCAGCGCTGTGCTTAGTTGGTTTTTTAGGCCCGATGCGCTCTGCTCAACCAGCCAGGTTGCGGCCTGAAGCTCATTCGCCGACTTAATCGTCTTCTCGTCGAGAATCGCGCCAGCGGCCTGGGCGGCGTCACCAAAGGTCTTGAATCCTTCAGCGTTATTGCGAAGCAACGGGAGCAGCGCAGTCGCATCGCTCGCGATAGCCTCCAGATAGAAGGTCATGTCCGACTGGCTGACCTTGGCCTTTTCCAGGCTTGAGACATACAAGCCAAGGGCCTGGGGGCCGCTCAGATTCCGGAACTGGTCTGCGGTCACGCCAATTTTCGGCGCTACGTTCTCGAAAAAGTCAGCAAGCGCGCCACCGCCGGTATTGAGGAAGTCGCCTACCTTGTCGTTCACATCCTTGAAGATGTCAGCAAGCTTCTCTTGCTCAATGCCAACCATCTTTGCGCCGGCCGCATATTTCTGAAACTCGGTCGTGCTCGCATTGGCAACGCTAGCAAGGTTTGCGATTTCATTGGCATTGCGAACTGTCGAAACAGTGAGGGCAGCAAGCGCGGTAATACCTGCCGCAGTGGCGGCGCCAATTGCGGCACCGACCTTTGCCGCATTCTTCTCGACTTCCTTGCGCCACTTTTCCGAGCGGCGCTCAGCAGCGTCCATGCCGGACACGAACCCGCCAACCTTGGCGATAATATCTAGCGTGAGCGTCCCTAGACTTCGCGTGGCCATCATGGACTCCAAAAAAATGCCCGTTTAGTTGCGGGCGGGATCAGACTGCTACCCCCAGGAATCGAGGGCAGCTTCTAAGCTCAGGACGGGCTCATCCTCGTGAGGCATGAAGTCGTATATCTTGTAAGGCTCCTTGCTATGAGTATTGGCGTAGAGCGCAGACAATAAGGCCGTGCCACGCTCTATTCTCATACCAAGATGAAGACTGCCGCGCTTGTCCCTGAACTTGCACCAGCTCATGAACTCCCGGTAGCTGAGGCGAGATTTGGCTTCTGCAATGGTTCTTCCGCCAATCCCACACATCACCAGCTCATGCCAGACCTCATCTAGTTCGCTGAGCTGGTCGTCTTTCCCAGGTTGTTCACCTCGGCGATAACGGTGAGCAGGGCGATGGTCAGGTTTCCATCGAGCGCGCCGCGACTGGGGTCGGCCTCGCCGGTGATATCTGCCGGCGTGAATACCGGCTTGCCCTCTTCGTCCACGATTGACGCAGCGATACGTCCAGCTACGCCATCGACCTTGCCATTCATCGCAAGGAGGTCGGAGACGGCGGTGCTGTACGACAGAGGCTTGACGTAGACGGTAGCGGTGACTTCCTTATCGCCTTGCTTCCATGTGATTTCCCTTTCCACTGGCGCACCCGTGAAAGCACCGATCGTTGCAAGATTTGAAATACTCAGCTGCATGTTTAAACCGCCTTTCTGATCCAGTAACCGCGGCCAGACCGCTGAATAGTGAAGTTCGTAGCAACCACAGCGTTGCTCTGGAAATCGAACGGGAAGTCAGACACGTAGCCCCGGAAACGGTACCAGGTGCGATTGGCGGGCAGATTGAAGCCGCCATCACTCGCAACCGTCGGGATAGAGATCGGCTCCCCACTCTGGTCAAGCGGACCGTCTGACCAGCCGATGACCATATCCATTTCGATCTGATCGAATTCGGGGTCCTCCGCGAACTGCCAAAAGCGGTAGTGACTGTCATTTTCCGGGTCAGCATTCAGCGTCCCGGTTGCCTGCCCGGGAGTGCGCAGGCCCTTCTTGTAGGTTCGCGAGTTGTATTTCAGGCAGGTGTCTTCGATCTGGTCGGACGGGTTTCCGCCAGGATTGAAAGCGGTGATGCAATCGATCTCCAGCACACCGGGGCCATTGCTGTCGAGATTCGGATCGATTACGAAGAACTGAGTTCCTTGAGCCAAGATGGACATGGGTGTCTCCTGTCGCGGGTTTCTTGAGGCACAAAAAAACCCGCAGATGCGGGTCGTTACTTAGGTCGGTGACTAGCGGTTAACCCACCAGTCAACGTCGAAGCTGATACGGTATAGGTCTGTTGGATCGTCCCGCTCTTCCCCGCTCCAGCGAGTGATCGTGGCGCGCAGTTCGATCGCGTTACGGATCGCCGTCGCGACGGCGCGGACCTGGGCGGCCGTGTCCGCGAAGACGTCCACCTGCAGGCTGAAAGAGTCGATGTCAGGGCGGTGGGCCAGGTAGTTCTCAGGCTCGCCACCAAAGGTCTGCCATGTGGCATAGGGGCGACCAGGCTGGTCTGGTGCTTCAGCGAACAGATAGAGTCGGGTCGGCTTCGCACCAAGCAAGGCGACAACGCCAGGGTCCTGCGAGCAGACTTTGAAAATCGGTGCGTACATCAGTTTCTCCCAGCGGCCATCTTCTGGGCGCGCTTGATTGCGCGGTCGATGGCTTTCTCGTACTCGCTGACGAAAGTGCTCGTGACCTCGGCGATGTTGTCGGCCAGCGCACTGCGCATGAAAGGTGATGCCTTCATCTTCGAGGTTCCAAATTCCCAGAGACGCCAGTGCGGAGTCGGCGCATTCTTCTGCTTGTCGACGCGGTCGCCCCTCGCCGGCAAAACAGCCCCATGGAGCACGCCAATACGGAAGCCAAGGTCGCCGGACTGCTTGAAGAGACGACCGTTCCACCGCAGGACGATGTTGTCGGAAATGCTTCGGCCGGTACCCGGGTCATCGATCTTCTCGGCGCCAGCCTTCGCGGCATTGAGCGCCACCATGGCCGCTTTTCGCAAAGCGGCGCGGCCACCCTTTCGGCGAATGTCGACGCTCAGAGCATCCAGCTTGCCCAGCAGGGACTCCAAGCCGGTGATGCTGAACTCGACGCCGTCAGCCATGGAACCTCCGGAAAGCGAAGCTGGTGATCCCCTCGCGGCCGATGTCGGACTCTTCCTGGTTGATCTCGACACAGCCGAAGCCGAGCCGCGCAAACCAGCTGATGAGACCGTTCTGAGTCCAGTACCAGAGATGCTCACCGGGCTTGAAGTGCTTGCTTGCCAGGCAGTCGGCCTGATCCTGGTAAATCGGCATCGAGACGAACACCCAGTCCACCACCTGAGCCAGCAGCCCTTCAGGGTTCGGGATATGCTCGAGACTGTCCCAACAGGTGATCGCCGGGATCTTTCCAGCGTAGGGGTCCAGGAAGCGGCCGCGCTCCTTGAGCCAGCGCACAGCGTCGGCATTTACGTCAAAGCCGAAGGCGCCAGACTCTTCGAGGAAGCGACCGCCGCCAATGCCAATGTCGATCAGGTCGCCACCGTGGTGACGTCGAACCATGCGCACGCGGGCCTTGGTCAAAGCTCCCCCCATCGGGGTGGCGTCCATCGCCTGGTACTTCTCGAAGTAGGGACCGGAGTAGTCCATCGGCTTGCGTGGGTGGTACCCCATGCCCAGCTCAGCCGACCACAGCAGGCAGTCGGCTAGCCCAGGCGGTAAGGCGCTCTGCATAGTTCGAGATCCTCTTGTCGCAGTTGTGTTCTTTTTGGGTGCAGCGACAGAAATTGTCGGGCACCACAAATTCGATTCGAGAGACGTCCATCGCCTTGGAGGTGATGAGCTCCGGCGCGTTGTAGCCGCCTTGGCCGCCGCAGATGATCAGCGCCTGCACCTTGGCGGCGATCGCTGCCGGTAGGAGCCACCCGATTCCACCGATCACCGCCGCGGCGCCCTGCACCAAGGCCAGAAGCTGGTCGACTGGTAGCTCACCGCGGTGGAACTGCAGGTCAGCGACCGGCAGGGGATCAAGCGCCCACTCACGGCCTTCGACCAGGTCGGCTACCGAGACCACCTTGTAGCCGCGACGACGCATCTCGATGGCCGCCTGGGCGATGTACTCGGGCAGCGGGTTTCGGGTGTCGGCCCGCCATTCGGAGCGAACCGTCGCCGGCCTGATCACCACGTAGCGGCCATCGACCGGCGATGGTCCGAAATCGGGCAGGTCCATCTCTCCGGGTGTTCGAGCGAAGCTGCGCATCATCCCGGGGAAGATGCCCTCTCGGCCGTAGCCAACCTGAACGACAGTTCCGCGCGGACGCCGTTGCCAGGTGCCCTTCGGTTGCCGGCAGATGTTCTTCATCTGCGTGCGCAGCCTGGTTACCGGCAGGATCAGGTTGATGTCTGGGATGTCCTTGTAGAGCTCGGGCCAGGGAGTCTGCAGCCACACGCCGCGCGGAAGCTGCTTGATGAATGCCCGCTGGTAGATGTTGTCCCCCAGCCCCTTCATGCCGTTGATGATCATCATCGACCGTCGGTGACTCCTGTCGCGCAGCGCAGACGCCATTCCTTGCGCCCCGTGGCATCCGTGTCGGCGCCGGTAATGGTGAAGGGCTGGCCCTGCCAGAGGAGGCGCCAGGTCATATCCAGATCAGGGAACCAACGCAGGTTGACCCTGGCGTCTGTCTCGTTCTGCTTGGTGTTCGCCGCCATGAACTCTCGGCCGGCGCCAGTGAGCACTTCGGCCGGGACGTCCACCAGCAGCGTGCCGTCCGACAGCGAGGCGTCCACCCAGACCAGCAGCACGTCACCCGACTCCGAGTCCTGCTGCTGCTCCTGCGCCTGGAAGGTGATCCGGTGCCGCAATCGATTGGTCAGCACCTCACACCCCCAGGCCGATGCGGTACGGCATCAGCTTGACCTCGGCCAATTCGCGCAACTTCTTCGCCTCGTCGACCGTCGCCTCGTAGTCGGCCTTCACCAGCGCCACCACAGCGGTGAACACGCTGGGCGCCACCGGGTCCTCGCTGGACGGGACATCCTCGCTACTCGGTGAGCAGGGGTTGTCCAGCGGTAAGGTCGGCAACTGCGTGCGGCCGCAGAAGCGCACAGCCTCATCTTCGGCGCTGTCGATCAGTTGCTGGATCAGGGCATCGTCGGCGCTGTGGATAACGCGCAGGGCCTGCTTCACGTCCTGAAGGTTGATGACGCTCACGAGAGAACCTCTTCAAGGGGGCGCCGCGGGAAGGCCTCCAGGGCCGTCTCTCGACTGCAGTTAATGACATCAAGGCCAGCGAGATGGTCCGCCAGTTGGCGGAACTGCGCGGGCCACTTGTCGACGCTGCCGGCATTTCCCAGGACGGCCGGGTGGTCACCGTGCCAGTGAGCGCGGCCGCCGGTTTTCTGGCAGTCGTAGCCCAGCAGAATGATGCGCCGAGCACCCCAGAAGGAGGCGAGCGACGCAGCCCCGGCCCCGCTATTCTGGAAATGATGGAAGCGAATCCTCTTCACGCCAGGGAAGGTCAGTGGCGCGCAGAGCTCGCCGCCGAAAGCATTGGCAGCCTCTTCGCCGTGAACCCTCCACCATGCCGCATCCATCGCGTACAGAACGTCAGCCCATGGACAGAGCCGGAATGTGGTGTTGGTGACGATTACTCCGCGGCCGGCTTCTTCTTCACGCCACGCCCGGACTGTTTCGCAGTCGTCTGCGGTGAGACTGGGGCCACTTGCGATGCAGACGACTTCTCGCCAGCGGCTGGATCGGGGTCCGCCTGGTTCTCGTCGTAGGTGACGAGCCCGTTGCGCTTCAGCGCGGCGGCATGCTGCGGGCTGACGTCGAATTGCTCATCGCGCCGGCGACGGCCACCGTGGTCGAAACCCGTAAGTGCTGTTACCAGGACCATGGTCTTTCCTCAGGAGATGGCGGGGCCGAAGCCCCGCCAGTAGATCAGGACGCCGGCAGGCCGTCGAAGTCGCCCTTCACGAAGGCTTCCGGACGGAACACCGACAGGCCCACGCGCTCCTCGCAGAGGATGGTGACCATGTTCTTCACGAGGTTGTCGCGGTCCTCGGTGGAGACGGTGACGCTGACGTCCTCGCGATCCCAACCTTCGGCGCCTTGCTGGAAGGAGCCAGTCAGGAAATCACCGATATCCATGGACTTGGAAGCAACAACCGGGCGACCCCACAGACCCGGAACGGCCAGGCCGGTCGGGGTGGCGAAGACATAGTTGTTGTTCTTGTCCTTGGTCAGCTCGATCGCGGCCCAGTCCACTGGGCTCAGCACGATGCCGTCGGCGTCGTACTCGGCCAGGGTGACCTGCAGTAGCGCGAGGCGTAGGCGGTCGATGGCGGTCTCAGCCTGAACGACGACGCCAGGGTTCGCGTAGATGCTCGCCTGAGTGTAGAGGCCGTTCAGGTTGAGGCCGACGCCGGAGCCCTTGAGCAGCTGCATCTCCTCCTTGAGCTTCAGGCCATAGCGCAGGCGGCCGTCGATGTAGCTGGCCAGCATTGGAGCGTCCGACAGAACCTGGCGGGACGCACGAACCCAGTGGGCGATCGTGGCCACCGGATCGGTATCCAGCTCGAAGGTGATGTCCGATTCCGGCTTCGGGTTCTGCGGGTTCTCCGACACCGGCGCGGCGTTGTTGGTGAAGCCGGTCTCGCGCACATACTCGATGGAGTTCGAGGTAGTGCGCCCCCAAGCCAGCAGGTCGCGTACGAAGAGGCGCTGCTGAGTGGGGAGGACCATTCCGACGCGCTGCGGCTGGATCAGGTCGCCAGCAGAGCCGGTCAGGCTGGTGATCGCAGCCTTCACCGGAACGGTAAAGCTGCCCTTCGCACCGCCCGCGGCGCGGGCAGCCCAGGCGTCGTAGCCTTCAGCTGCGACGAAGGTTTCGCCCATGCTTTCCGGGGTGATGATGCGGCCGCCTCCTTTCTCCAGCTTGGCCATGAGCTGCTCGGCAGCCTGCAGGCGTGCCTGGAGTTCGCCCTGGGAAACCAGCAGCTTGTCGACGCTGGCCTTGGTTTCTTCGGAGAGCTTGGAATGGACCTTCAGTTCTTTTTCAGACTGCTCGGCGTAGGTGCGCAGGTCATCGCCGACTTTCTTCAGGTCCGCCTGGACCTGTTTGTACTCTTGCTCAAGCTGGCTCATTTGGCCTTACCTCTTGATGAAATTTTCGAGGGAGATGGTGGAGCTGATGGCGGAGGCAGAGCCGTCGCCAAGGTTGGTGGCGTCACGCTCACCATCGCCGGCCGAGTCGCTCAGGCTGGCTTTGAAATCGGAGATCAGGCGCATGGCCTCGGAGCGAGGCATGCCAGACGCGCGCAGCGCGTTCTCGATGCGGCGCACCGTCTGGGCTGATGGTTTCTCGTTGCCGCCGGCGACCTCGTCGGAGTCGAGCAAAGAATCGGCAAAGCCCTGCTCTACCGCCTTGCTTCCCCCGATCCAGGTCTCGCCGTCCATCATCGTGGCGACGGTCTTTGCATCCAGGCCGGTGCGAGCCACATAGACGTCAGCCATCGCTGCGTCGAAGGGCTCCAGGTAATCCGCAAATTCCCGGAAGTCGTGCCGGTTGCCGGCGGCCAAGGTCCAGGCGTTGTGAATCATCAGGAAGCCCGCACGAGCCACCTGCACATCGTCACCTGCCATCGCGATGATGGAGGCGGCCGATGCGGCCATGCCGAGCACCTTGATGGTCACGTTCCCCGGGTGCTCGCGGAGCAGGTTGTAGATAGCCAGCCCCTCGAACATGTCGCCGCCTGGGCTGTTGATATTCACCACCACGTCACCGTCGCCGATCGTACGGAGTGCGCCGGCAATGCGCTTGGCGGTAACACCATCGCCGGTCCAGTAGTCCTGACCGATGATGTCGAAGATGCTGATGCTGTTGTCTTTCTCGGAGGCTGCCTGCACTGCTGGGTTCCAGCGCTCCATGGCGCGGGCCGATAGGTCAAAACGCAGGCCAGCCGCGGGCGCGCCCACACGCGCGGCGGGCAGTGTTTTTCTGGACATGGTGGTTCCTCTGGATCAGTTGCCGGCGGGGGCCTTGCCCAGCTGGTCGAGGGGGATCAGTGCGGTCTGCACTGTGAGCACGTCGGCATTGCCACCCATTAGCGGCAGGTTCTCCTTGGCGCGACCTTCATCGCGGGTCATCAGGCCGCTGTTCACCATGCTCGCCAGGTATTCCGCGCGGCCTTTGCTGTCAGCTCGCAGCAGGCCTTCCACGGAAAACTCCGCGTAGGTAGTCATCTGGTCGGCCAGCGAGAGCAGGTCCTTGTTGATGGCCTGCTCGATGCGAGTCAGCCAAGGCCGCAGGGTGAATGTCAGGAAACCGATCATCTGTTGCTCGATCCCGGTCCCCCAGGAGCTGGACTTCTCCGACTGGCCGACCATGAAGGGCGGCACCCTGAACCAGCGGCAGATTTCTTCCACGCTGAACGCGCGAGACTCCAGAAGCTGGGCATCCTTGGGGTTGATTCCAATGGTCTTGGCATCCATGCCGCCCTCGAGCAGAGGCGACTTCCCGGCATTGATGGCGCCGCTGACCTCGGCCAGGCTCTCGCGAAACTCGGTTCGCTGCTCCTTGTTCAGGACCCGCTGCATGGTGAACGCAACTGTCGGCGCCAGGCCTTTCTCGAATGTGCTGTTGGCAGCGTTTCCGGCCGCCAGGGCTGATCCGAAAACTTGCGACCCGTACTCGATAGCGGACAGCCCCCAATCACCGTCGATGGTGAAGCCCGGGATACGGAAGATGTTCTTCGCGGGGATATCGCGCTGCGTCCCATTCTTCTCGGTGTACCGGTACTTCCTGTTCCCGTTGATGTCGCGGGTGATGGAAAGGCGGCCAGGCGCCAGGAAGTCCATCGACACCATGCGCTTGCCGATGTAGTTCTTCTCCGCGAATCCGTTCCCCCGCAACAACATGGAGACGATCATCGCCTCCCAGAACACCACCGCGGTGGAGTCCGGGTTGGGACGGGAATGAATGATGCTGTAGAGCGGGTGATCGGTCAGCGCCAGCCGGCCTCTGGCGGTCTTCTCATAGAGGCCCAAGGGCAGAGTGGAGATTGTCTCGGCGATCAAGCGCGCGCAGGCCCACACAGCAGACAGCTTGAGGACCGAACACTCGTTGACCGATTGGCCAGCGACATTCGTGCCGAACTGATTCCAGAACGTCTCATCCGTCAGGCCGACCGGTACACCCAGCCAGCCCAGAACGGCAGCCTTTAGCCGGCTCGGCTTCTTCGTCTTGGGCTTCATACGATGATCGGTGCCTTCAGGAATTCATTGAAATCTCCCTCATCACAAGCCGAGGGGTTGAGCGCCATGAGCGTTGCTGCATCGAAGGTGGCCATCAGCGGGTCGATCTTGGCGGTGCCGCTGACCTGCTTGTTGATGGCGAGGGCGTTGCCGACCTGGACGGTCCGCGCGTTGCCGACGCACCAGGCCATCAGCGGCTGGCCGCCGTGGACGAGCTCGCCGCCGGCGACCTTCCGCTCGGTGGTCTTGATCGCCCCATTGAGCTTCCAGCCTTGGCCGATGCCCACGATGTGCTCCATCGTGAAACCTCGCTCCTCGGTGGTGAGCTCGTCGACGATGTCGCCGATACCGGCCTGGTCGACACCGATCGCCTGCTTCTCGGGGAACAGCCCGGCTGTCTTCACTCGACAGAGGATGTCGGCAAGTTCGTTCACATCGTCTCCGGGGAGGGCAACGATGGTCAGGTCGCCATCGGCCTTGAAGTCCAGGAGCTTGGTAGCGATGTCCTTGCGCCGCTCCAGCACGATCTCGTGCGCCCAGGCATGCGCCCAATGCAACCAGCGACGGGAATCCTTCTCGCGACCGAGAAGCGTCAGGCCGAGCAAGTCATCGAGGCCGCCGCCGTCGATTCCGGCCACGATCACCTCGGAGCGGAGAATCAGCTGATCCAACGTCAGCGACTTGTCCGTCCTCTTCTCCCAGTGATCGGCGCCGGCCCAGCGGTTTGCCCGCAGGTTCATGCCTATCTGGATGTTGAGGTGCTTGGCGAAGAACTTGCGCTGCGCCCCCTCGTCCATCCGGAGCACCTTGGCCAGGTGATCCTCCAACCACTCCCTGCTGACCGATCGGCCCAGGTTGGGATTGGTGACGTAGAAGTTGTCCGGGTTGAGGTAGGTCTTGTTCTCGACCATGTCCTCGGGGAACTCGTACAGTACGCCCAGCGACTTGCGGTCATCGACCACGCCGTCCCGGACATCACGGAAGTAATCCAACTGCTCCTTGAAGACGCCGGCGGGCGGCTCGTCGCTCTGCGTGGAGAGCATGATGACGAACCCCTCTTCCCGAGAGATCTGGCCGCCGGTGGCTTCCATCAGCATCGCGTCTGCGTTAGGGCGCTTGCCGAACACCCAAAGCTCGTCGATCAGGATCTTGCCGGACTTCTTACCCGACACGGTGTCGGTATCGGCCGCCACGACCTTCAGGGCCGCGTTGGTAACCAGGTGGGTGATAGTCCTGATGTGATCCTGAACGTGGAGCAGTTCAGCCAACTCAGGATCTGCACGCACCATCGCAGCAGCCGGCTTATAGCTGTTCGCCGCGACCTCAATGGTCGGAGCGATAATCAGGAGCTCCTCATCATGTCGCCAATTGAGGATCAGCGCCGTCAGCATGATGCCTGCGGCGATGGTGGACTTCGTGTTCTTCTTGCTGATGAGCAGAAAGAAGGTTCGGATCAGTTGCTTGCCGTTCTCGGCGTCGTAGGCGCCGAAGATCGCAGCGACGAAATCGAAGACCCACTGATCGCAGCACTCGCCGAAGGTCGGCTGGCCAGGAAGGTCAACTACCCGCAGCGAGCGGAAGACCTGCAGCGCGGCCTCGGCCTCGCTTGGGAAAAGTGGTGCGAACGGGATAAGCGACTGGCCAGCGACGATCCGGCGCTGCCAATCAGGACAGGCCGTAGTCCACTGCATGCGTCACCCCTTGGTGTTGTCGACAGCAAGTTTCGGCGCTGGACGCGCTGCGAATTTGCCCTTGCTCGCTTCTTTAGCCGCGGTACCCCGCTGCTCCTTCTTCCCCTGGTCAGCCTTCTTCCCGTGGAAGTAGTCGACAGCCTTCTGGGCAGCGCTCCGGCGATCGAACACCTTTGCACGAGGCTCGTTCATCAGCGCGAGCAACCACACCAATGGGTCGCCGGTAACCGGAAGGCAATCGAGGAACTCGCCATTTGAATCGGGAAGATCGCCAGCAACGTCTGGATGTGCGTTAGGCGGAGGGCGCGGATTAACATTTCGTGGCGCCGTTAACTTCTGCAGTTCGGCAACAACATCGGGATGTTTGGCCAGGCGAGATCCGGCGACGGCAGCACTGGAAGGCGCGTAGCCCGCGGCCTCGGCTGCCTCCTTGTTGGACGCACCTCTGGCCTTTGCGTCAACAAACCGCCGCTGTTTGTCTGTTAACGCCATTAACAAAAACCTCAAAGGGGGGAAAAATCCGCGAATGAGAGGGGGCGCGGTTTCCAGTGCGATGACTTTTCAGAGTTTTGACCCACCCCTCCCCTCTGGGGCGATTTTTTGCACCAATTTGGTGCAGAAGTCAGGGAGACGTCGGACTCATGCTGCACCCCCATCGGTCCGCGTCTTGCGGTCGTGGCAGCTTCCGGGACCGCAGCAGAGGATCTGACAGTTCTCTTCCGTGTCCTCGCCGCCCTGGAAGAGCGGGACCTTGTGGTCCAGTTCGAAGCCGCCAGGGTATGCCACCATCACGCCGCATTCGGCGCACTGAGGTGAAGCCAGCCACAGCCGGTAGCGGCGCTTCTGCAGCCTGCTTCCGGTCATTCGTCGCTCGCTGGTGCTGGCCGTTGCCTTCAGCTTGGAGCCGACCTGCTGCAGCCGAGGCGCCAGTGTCGGGATCTTAGCCATGGTGACCGCCCGGCTTCTTCAGCGGCCTGCCTGACAGGTCATGCGTGATGATGCTCTCGGCGTCGACATCGACAGCGCCTTCATCTGCCATCGCAGTGATCAGCGCGGTGAGCAGGTCGTTGGTCTTGCGCTGCTCGGCAACCATGTCAACCAGCAGAGGGTGCAGGTCCCGATCAATGTGCGCATCCGCCCCGCCAGTCAGCAGCAGAACACTCATACCAAGACGCTCGGCTCCCCGTTCAACGTCCTTTGCGAACGCCGCTAGCTGCTCTTTGTCCAGTAGCCGATCCATCTTCACCACCAACACTGGCTTTTCTCTTTCGCAGGGTCGCTCGCTCATACATGATCCTCAGATTGGCCAGGATGTAGGCACGGGTTTCCTCACAGCGCTTGCAGGCCATCACTCACCCGCCTTGCTGCTAGGCAGCTTGAAGTCTGCGTAACGGTCGGCCAGCGCCCGGATCTTCTCAACGCCCAGGAACCCAACCCACCCACCAACGAAGGTGGAAAGCGACTGAGGCAAGCCAAAAAACTCCAAGCCACTGATCAAAGTCACCGTGAGGCATCCGCAAATAGCGCCTTCGAGGATCGCCTGGCGACGGGTGCCGCCCCCATAGATGATTCGGATTGCAGCCATCACGAACGAGAGACCAGTGGCGTACAGCACGGGAGCATGTTGGCTCAACCAGGCGAGCACCAACGCCCAGGTCTCCGGTTTGTCGGGCATGTTTGACATCTCGTGATCCCCTCGGCGGGGCGGAAATAAAAAAGCCCAGCACGAAGGCTGGGCCGGGAATGGATGCAGGTACGGCCTTTCAAGGGGGTCGTGCGCCCCGCAGCGCAATGCGCCACCTGCAGAAACGAAAAAGCCCAGCTCGAAGGCTGGGCTCTTTGTTGCTCGATCCACAAAACGCGCAAGATCGGCAGGATGAGACAAATACTGATGGAGTGATGACGGCAAGTCAAGCCCTATGCCGCATCCTTGGCCAGCAAGCCCTCCGCGTTAAGAATCTGCTCCGCCGCCACCAGCGCCTCTTCGACCATTTCGTCGAGAACACGATGGATCTTCCTGCGCCATTCACGCCGAGTCGATTCTGGCTTTCCATCGAGATCCCAGGTGTTCATGTCGTAGAACTCATCCGGCAGGACGATCATTCCAGACGATCGAGCCATAAGACGCTTCCGCTTGACCCGCTCCGCCTCCAATGCGGCGCGTACGGCCCGCGCCTGCTTTTCTGGTGATCCATCCACCGGGATTTCGACAGACACGGTTTTCCGCAACGCCGGCTGAACCCCCTTCAGCTTCGGAATCGCCCAGGTCGTTATAGCTTTGTAGAGGAAGAGAGCAGGCGCCGGCGTTGCGACCACCGACCGCAAAAGCGAGATCGCCTGGACTTTCTTTGCCTGATGGGTGCTGTACTTCGCCACCAGAGCGGCCCAGTGACGCGGAATGAGCTGATCATGCAAGCGAGCATGCACCCAGCAATCGATTTGCTGCCTGAGATCAGCGGATACCATTACCCCACCACGACGACCAGACTCGCCGGCCTGATAGAGCTTTTGCCAAGCCTGCTTGCTTGTGTTGTCGATGCAGTCCGCTGCCAGCGCCGAAACGACTGCACTTGAAACGCTTTCGTAAATCATCGTCCTCTCCTCCAGCGCGCGCAGCGCCAATGGCTGGTCAATCCCCTCGAAAGTGAGCGCCGCCAGCTCCCTTCCGGTTGTTCTCTTCTCGCGCCAGCATGCTCGCCTGGCGGCGCTGCTCCTCCAGCAGCCGCTTTACCCACATCCGCAGTTGCACCACCGCATCCCGCTGATCGAGCGCCAGCCCCGTCACCCCGTCAACGAAGCCAGCGGCACCGCACGCGTCGCAATCGATCTCGTGGAATACGCCACGGCTGTACCCTTTTCCGTTGCAAACGGAGCACTGAGCGAGCACGCGCGGCTTGGTCGTCAGATCTGGACCATGTGTCTTTTTCATGCCAGCACCTCGCCCCCAACTTTCACCTCCCCGCGAACAATCCGCAGGTCATCTACCAAGCCGTCGTCATCCCAGGCGCCAGCCTTGGTTAGCGAGTCAAGGAGCCCCTTGAGGAGATTGTCGAGGTCGCGCTTTCGCCGATCTGGTGGGCATGCATGGATAACAACCCGAACAGATCCGGTCGTCCTCCTGATGCCTTGCGCAAGGCAGTGCTGCAATACCGATCTGCGATAGCTCCTGCCACGCTCGCTGATCAGCGTTCCGGAAGATGTGTTGCGGTAGTAGGTGTTATTGCTGGGCGGCCAAGGAAGGCGAATCGAGATCATGCCTCTACCTCGCTACCGTCCAGCCATGCGAGGAACCCCGCCGGTATGTCGTGCCCCTCCTCCGCCAGGATCGAAGCGCATTTCGAAAGCAGGTCCGACTGGGCTCCGTACTCTGCCTCAAAGCGCGCCTTGTAGGGGTGGACAGCGATCCCGGTGAATCCCTCGCCGCCGTATCCGTTCTGATGATGGCCAGCGCACAGCGGAAGCACATACCAATGCGCATGGGGTTTCGTTCTTCCGTCCACGTGGTGGATGCTGCAATAGGTGTTCACGATCCCCATGGAGACTCGACATGCGATGCATCCCACCTGGCGCGCCAGCAGGTCGTGCCACCGTTTCTGCTCCGAAGTAACGGCCCGCCCCTTCACGCGACACCCCGCGGATACATGATCTGCTGGTGACGCTCGCAAATAGCCTGAGCCTCTTTCGACGACGCAGCGGGGGCGCAAATGAATTCGCCTTGAACGCTCGCCCGGTAGTGAGCCTTGCCGGCGACCAAGAGCTTGCAAACCTTGTAGGGCGGGGAGCTGTCGCTAACCGCTAGATAATCGTTGAGCGCCTTCCACTTCATGAACGGGACTCCTGTAGCTGTTGTATGGCCTCGTTGTGCCGGTTGATTCGTTCGTTGAGATCGGCGCGCCGCCTGGCGGCTTCGTCCTTCTCTTTCTGCTCGCGCTGAGCGCGGTGTGCGGCAAGACTTTCCTTGAGCTTCGCCATGTTTTCCGCGAACCCCTTCGGTGCCTTCGTGACCTCGGCAGGGGCATTGCCAGTGAGCAGCCCGGCGATCGCTTGGCCGGCATCTGTCGGGGCCGGCAGTTGAAGAACCACCACCCCCTCCAGGCGCGCCACCTCGGCGGCTGGCAAGCGGTTTAGCGCGGCGGCTTTCTGGATACCCGCCTGACGGCCTGCCTCGTCGTGACCAAGGGACACACGCCACTCGACAGGAAGCGCCTCGCGCCGGGAGCGAGACACTGCGCGCTCATAGGCCGATATGAACGCCATGCGGGCACCCACCTTGTCTCTCGCCTCCAGGATCGGCGCAGCAATGGTGAGCGCTTCCTGAATCTCCGGGGTGAGGACCACCGTTGCGCGCTCGTCCGATGCTTCCAGCGCCAGCGCCCAGGCCTCATTCGGTTCAGGCCGGCCATCGACTGCCTGCACACGCTGCAGGATGGCTGCGAGGGTGAGTTTTCCGGTCAATTCACGGCGGCACGCCTGCAGAGCGCTGCGGATCGCCTCCCCCGGATACTCTGCGAGATCCTTGGCCATCAGCTTCGCGGCATTGGCACTCATCTCCTGGCCAAGCGTTTCAGCAGTCGCCACCAGCGCGGCGGCCAGGTCGGCCTGTTCGTCACAGGAAAGCATTGGCGCGCCCCTCCTCTCGGATGCTCTCCGCAGCCTCCTTGGCGGCGTTCAGGTTCGCCTGAGTGCGCTCCAGTTGCCGAGCCGTGGCCCCGTTCATCTGCCGGTCAGTCGCCCACTGGGTGCGATACGACTCTGCCCTGGCCAGCAGGGAGCCCAGGTCGTGACAGTTGCGGATCAGGTAGGCGTCGTTGATTCCGACGAAGTACGCGGCCACCGCCGGAGCCTCCTCAGCGCCCAAGCGCTTCAGCAGGTCGCGAACCTGACCATTGACCTTCGAGTTTCGCACCGGATGGGTTCCGTACCGGTGCTGGTACGCTGCCGCATACGCCGACCAGATCGCTCGGCATGCCTGTTGCCGATCACGCTCCGCATCGGGCTGGCCGGAATCGGCCGGCAAAAGGTTCCCTGATGGTTCCCTTGTAGGTTCTATTACGGTTCTGGGTGCAGATGCTGCGGGGGTGGGGTGCATTTCCTGCGGGGGTGGGGGTGCAGCATCTGCGGGGGTGGGTGCATTTCCTGCACGGGTGCATTTGCTGCTGGGGTGCATTTCCTGCGGGGGTGCATATGCTGCGGGGGTCACCGAGTACATGGTCGACCTGCCCTGTCGCTCCTCGACGCTCACAATCCCTACGGAACGCAGCCACTTGATGGCCTGCTGCACAGCGCGCTTCGACAGGCAGCAACGCGTCGCTATGCTGTCCACCGCCGGCCAGCACACCCCTTGGTCGTTCGCCTGGTCTGCCAGCGAGATCAGTACCGCCTTCTGCGCGGGGCTCATTCCCTGGAGAGGCCAGCAGGCCGACATGATGATCGTGCTCACTGGCGCACCTCCGGCGACACATTTTCTTGATTCGTGATTTCGTGTCGCGACACGCTACCGAGGATCACAGCTTGCCCTCCTCGATCTTCCGCGCCAGCACCGACAGCCCCTTGGCAGTGATGCGTACCTGGCTCGCCGCACGCTCGTCGCCCTGGTCGTCCCGGCCGAGAACCGTAACCTTGTGCATGACCCAGCCGTCTTGGATTCGCGGCTGATAGCCGATCCAGCGAGCTGAGCCGCTCCGGCGGTAGATCCATCGGTTCTGCTGGAGCCAGTCGAAGAGCCGGGAGGGGTTGATCTTCAGGTGCTTCGCAGCGTCGGTGATGCACATCGTTCCTGCTGCGCCGCTGAGTCGCTCCAGGGCCTGGACCTTAGGCGCCTGCTCGCTGATGACTAGCCGCAACGCATGGTTCTGCTCGGCCTGATCGGCGGCGAGCCTGAGTGCCTCTGGCAAGGTTGTTGGGATGCTCGGAACCTGGCTGGACTCCAGTTCGTGGAGTCGCCGAATCACCCGGTACCGGAGGGGAACGCTGTATCCAGAGATGAGGGTCTCGGTCAGGTCTCGGTCGAGGTGGAAATTCTCGGTGTACCCGCGGGAGTCGAGGTCTTCCCTGACATGGCTCAAATCTGAGCCATCCTTCCTCAACGCCTCCAGCATCTCCCGAATGTCCCTCAAGACGTTCTTGTGCTTTTTGCCGGTCAAATCCGCAATCTCACGACTGCTCATCGTCAGGACCGGGCCTTGTTGGATGACTGCAACTTGTGACATATTCGTCTCCGTTGGATGTTCGGCACCGCCCTACGGTGCCTCCTCAGAAAGCCCGGTTGCCGCCGGGCTTTTTGCTGTCTGCTCTACTGGATGCCTGAACAGGGGTGTTGACCGCCTAGTTGGCGCTGGCCCCGGCAAATAGACTGGATGCTCAGGATGCGGCCTTATGAGGCTCGTCCTCTTCACGTGCCTGAAGGACCCCCGCGGACGCTTTTTCCAGCACGCATTGGTGCCGGTACGAAAATCCACCCTCCGACTTGCACTGGGAAATCCGCCCAGGACTCACCCCCAGGGCCAAAGCAATGGCGCGCCCCGTTTTGAAATGGGTGAGCGCCTCTTCGTAGGTCATTTGGCTGGCTCCTTGGTTTTTCGCGAGTTTAGAAAAATAAACCAAGGCGCGCAAGTTATCTAAACCGCCAGATGTTTAGAATGCTAAACATGGAACTCAAAGACAGAATCAGAGCGAGGCTAAAGGCCCTGCGACTAAGCCAGTCAGAACTGGCGAGCCGCGTGGGTGTGTCGAAAGGAACCGTCACCTTCTGGATGAACGGCACGAACCTCATCAAGGGCGAAAACCTGATGGCTGTCGCTCGGGAGTTGCAGTGCTCGCCCGAATGGCTGATCTCCGGGACAGAGGCAAAGCCCAACAGCAGCCAGGCAGAGGCCGTAATAATTGGCGACCTGTCACCCTGGGACGACTCCACCCCTCTTGATGATGACGAAGTCGAACTGCCGCTCTACAAGGAAGTTGAATTGGCTGCCGGATCAGGTCGAACGACTGTTCAGGAGATGCCTGGACGCAAGCTTAGGTTCTCTTACGCAACCCTTAGAGCGGCGGGCGTTGATCCGACTGCTGCGGTGTGTGCTCGCATCACGGGCAACAGCATGGAACCCCTCATCATGAGCGGAGCGACCATAGGCATCGACAGGGCTACAACCAAGGTCGTGGATGGAGAGGTATATGCCCTGGAGCACGAAGGCATGCTGCGAGTGAAATACCTCTACCGACTTCCCGGTGGAGGTCTTCGCCTGCGAAGCTTCAACCGAGAAGAGCATGCAGACGAGGATTACGGACCAGAGCATGTCCGAGACGACCACATCCGCATCATAGGCTGGGTGTTCTGGTGGTCGACGGTCCGCAATCGCGGGGCTTTCAAGTAGGACTTACCTGCAATCCTTAGGATCGCAATGGAGCTAAAGGTCAGATGCTGACCGGCCGGGCTTGCAGCAATATATCTAGGTCGATATAGTGTACGAACTGATTGTTCACGATGACGCGACTGCGGATCTACGCGGAATTCTGGCAAGCAACAGGCGGAAGGGTCTGAAGCTTGTCGCGCTGATCCAGCAGTTGCAGGATGATCAAGACCTGTTGGATCGCCTGACGCAGAGCGACTACGGGGGCCGTCCCAATGCGCCGCGTCCAAGAAGCGCAACCTTCAACACCGGAATGTGGCGGGCTGCACAAGATCACGGAATGAACCTCTGGCGACTACGCTCGTTTCAGGTGGAAATTCTCGACTTTAGGTTCATCTATGCCTTTTTTGCCCCAGGCACCTACATCGTTTTAGCCATTGTCGAGAAGGCTATGCACGGTGACAGCACAGACGCGAGATTTGACTATGAGCTCAGCCACCCTATCTCCCAGCGCATCCAAAGCGCCTACAGGCGCCTTGAGGATGAGCGTTGCTAAAGATCAAGCAGCAGCAAGCGTGGCCCTTGGTAGCAATGTGCATCCTCTGGTGCGCACCTACTCCGTAACGAATCTTTCGCAGCAACACAACGACTTCGAGGCGCTGATGGTCGAGCTAGAGCGAGACCCAGAAAGCGCCGCAGAATTGGCAGACGCCAGGGCGTGGGTAGCGGACACCTTTTACCCAGGCGAGAGCGACACCCTCAGAACCGTCCGGCTACGCAAAGGACTTTCCCAGATGCAATTGGCTGAGCGATTACAAACCAGCCAGCCGCAAGTGGCAAAGATCGAGTCAGGCAAGGTTGACCCGCAGTACTCGACGCTGGTCAAGCTTGGCGCTGCTCTCGATTTGGATCCCAATGCACTGTTCCGTCTTTTCGAAGCTCAAGCAGCCAGCAAAAGGAATTCAGATCAATGAGCCGCTTTGTCTATGCCACCTACTGTGATGATGTACGTCTTGAAATTAACGGGAAAACAAGCCTCATAGGCGTGTATGCAGACGCTATGTTCGTGCAGGGCTTCCCGACTAACCTAATGAAGCTTTGCGTGGTGGTTAATGCTTTAACCCCTCCTGACAGGCCCTTCAACGGGTTCAAAATCAGCGCCCTCTTCAACAACAAGGCCATTGCTGAGATGGAGGTTCCGCTTGCTCAGCTTCAAGAGGAGGCTTCAAAAAACCCCGCGACGTCGTCAAAGAACGTGCAAGCACAAATGATCTTTGCCCCTCTTGCCATAGACCAGCCCGGCGAGATGAAGATCCTTTTCACCTCTGATGGCGAGACCATCGAGTCCAACGCCCTTCAAATCATGGTCGCACCAGAAGGCGCCCCTATCATCTTCACCTAGGCCACAGACAACCGTCCCGAAAGCCCGCCCAGTGCGGGCTTTTTTGCGTTCGTTCGCCCAGAAAGTTTAGATTTCTAAAATAAATCCTTGACCTCCTCTGTTTAGTTTTCTAAATTTCATTCCAACGAACCAGCAATCCAGCGCTGGCCCAGGCCACCGAGCCGACCGCTCCTTAACAACCTGAAGACGAGCCAACGGGCGCCGAGTTGATCCGGCTATTGAGTTCCGTTGGACGGTACGAAATGCGCAATGCGCTCACCACCGGCTACCGGCGTGAGGGTTTGCGAGAAACACCGATTTCACTGGCTGGCCCTCCACCGAGGGCCAGACGGGAAGTCAACACGCCCTGGAGGGCAGACGATGCAGATCGAAATCGAACTGGCGCCTAAGCCAGTCCCGCACCCAGCGATTGCTGGATGGCTACAGGCAGCGGATGAGGCTGAGCGCGCCGGCCTGACCTTCGCTGCGAACACTTACCGGAGCACCGCACGCAGCATCGAGTTGGAACAGGAAACTGGCGTTCCTGTATGCGCATGCTGCTTCAAGCCGTTCGGGCGCGGCGTCCTCCATCAGTAGCCCGCCGCCCTGCCGGTAGCAGGGCATGACCCGCGCCTGCCGGGCTCCCCAACGCAGGCCCGATCCCCTGGAGGTTCGTCACGGCTCCTCCAGGGCTGTATCGGAGAGTGGTCTGAATGCGCAGACAGACGAGAGCGGGATGACGGGGAAACCCTACTGCCAGCGGCCGATGCCGTGGGTGTCTGTGATAAGTCATCGGCTGCCGGAGATCAGCACCGGCCAGACCACTCCCCCATACAGCAACCACGCAATCACAACAGACGGAGGCCCCATGGCGGCCAAATCGTTCAAGCAGATGATCAAGGACGGCGACCTGAAGCGCGCGGATGCGATGAAGGCTCGCCTCGAAGACCTTCACGAAGAGCCCGGCTTCAACCTGCGCGCCGAGGGCGAAGACCTCGAGCAGAGCATCGCGGATCTCGCTGACTACCTGCACCAGGGCGGAATCGTACCTGCCCTCGAAGTGCGACCGCGCGAAGAAGGGGGCATGTGGGTTGTCGACGGACACCGCCGCCGGCGCGCTTACCTTAAGCTCGACGCCGAGGGCCGTCTGCCGCGTGACCCGAACGGCGAGTTCTGGGTGCCCATCGTTGCGTTCGCCGGTAACGACGCTGAGCGCGTGCTCCGCGTGATCACGTCCCAGGAGGGGCGCAAGCTCTCCCCTCTGGAGCTCGCACACGGCTACAAGCGGCTCATTGCGTTCGGGTGGACCGTCGAACAGATCGCCCAAAAGATGGGGCGCACCCGTCAGCACGTCGACCAGGTGTTGGTCGTAGGCAACGCGAATACCGATGTGCAGCAGTTGATCAGCTCCGGCGCGGTAGCGGCCACCACCGCCGCGCGGATCGTCAGGAAGCACGGCGAGAAGGCCGGGCAGGTGCTCGGCCAGCAGCTCGCGAAGGTGATCGCAGCGGGAGGGACAAAGGTCACCCCCAGAGCGGTAGCCGAGCCGACCGTGCCGCGCGCCATTCTCGATGATCTGCTGAAGGTCACTACCGATATCGTCGATGCCTTCCCTACGGCACTCCGCGCAGGCCTGGCCGAAGGCCCGGAATCGATCACCCTCACCACTCGCTCGGCATGGGTAGAGCGGTTGATGGATCTCGTCGCTCAGGCGAAAGAGTCCCTCCAGGGGTAAGCCATGTTCATCCTTCCATTCCTCATCGGCCTGGTGCTTCACGACCAGCGGCCCGAACCGCTGCGCGCGCTCGATAGCGCCAGCGCCGATCCTGACCTGGGCGCCTCGGCGCCAGCAGGCCGAGAACGATGTACCCGCGGGGCATCCGGAGTTCGGGCTCCAGGCGTCCCGCCCAAAATGCTTCAAACCATAAGGCGGTTTGTAAGTAGAGGCGGGGCGGTGGGCGCCCCGCTTCACCCCTCTCTCGACTTCATGCGCGAGCACTCCACGCAATGCCGAGTGCTGGCCCATGCAGCCAAGGAGCTATTCCCATGCAAGCAATCCAATGCGGCGGATGGATCGGTCACACCGGCCTTGGTCTCGCGCCGCGAGAACTCGAAGCCACGGCCTGGAGCGCCAGCGAACTGACAGCAAAGGAAGTCGCGCGGCGCATGGGTATCGCCCCAGGGACCGTCGAGAAACGTCTCGACGACGCGAAATTCAAGATGGGTGTGCGCAGCGTGCGCGGACTGGTGCTTGAGGCGTTCCGACGCGGGATCATCTCGCCGGCCGTCTTCGTGCTCGCATTCCTCGTCGCCGGCCACCCGCTAATCGATGACGACCATATGAACCGGAATCGCAGGCCGAGCAACGAGCGACGACTCGCCGAAGCCCGCACCGTTCGCCGGATCGAAGAAATCACTATCAACGCGTAGGAGAACCACAATGCTCAAGCATCAGGAACAAACCGAAGTTCTCGCCGGCCTGCTCTCCCAGACCGCCCTCGCCCGCATGGCGTTCGCTCAGCGGATCATGGCTCCTGCGGTGGCGGAACCCTACCAGGTCGTGCCTCAGGGGCGCGGTTTCTTCCACATCGTCGAAACTGCCACCGGCAAGGTGCGCGGATTCCGCCGGAGCCACAACGAGGCATGCGCATACGCAGAGCGCATGAAGCGCCAGCAGGCCGCCAAGTGACCAGGCGCCGAGCAATTCGAACCGGCGGCATCGGTGCAGCCCTGGGCTTCATCGTGCTGGTGTTCACGCTCCCAGCAGCGGTTCGGCAACAGCCACCCAGGACGCCGCCGTCCGCCGCCGCGCCAGCAGTTCAAGAGGCGAAGCCTCGAACGGTCTCCTGCCGCTCAAGCGACAGCCGCCAACACTCCTACATCTTCTGACCGGAGATACCTCATGGAACTACTCGCCAGGGCAAAGGCCCACTACCTCGCCGCCGTGTCGCTGTTCATGGCGCATAACGATGTCCGCTACTACCTCAACGGTATCAGCATCGAGCCGGCGTCTCAGGGAGGCGTTCTACTGATCGCAACGAACGGCCACCACATCGGAGTCATGCACGACCCTGACGGTTGGGCTAGCAATAAGATCATCATCAGCCCGAGCAAGGCGCTGGTCGCTGGCCTGAAGAAACGCAACGCTGGCACGGCGTTCATCTACGAACGCGCAGGGGTGATCTCCGATTCCGACTGGCCCGCTCCCGATGACGTGAAACAGTTCGCGCCGTTCGATCCTGGCACTCTGATCAGCGCGCAACTCGAACTGGTGGGCGCCAAGTATCCGGACTGGCGGCGATCGATTCCGCTCGAGTGGATGGGGTCACCGATCACCGCGGTAGATCCTGCGTACCTGGGAACGTTCGAGAAGGTCGTGAGGATATTCAACCGGGGCAGCGCACCGAACCTCGTACTGCGACAGGCAAATCCGAACTCTCTGATCCGCTGCACATTCCCTGACCATGAGCACCTGAAGAACTTCTTCGCCGGGGTGATGCCGCGCCGCGCTGATCACGAAGAACGATACGACGGCCTGCCCGACTTCCTGGGGCTCAAGGCGAAGAAGGTGGCCTGATGGCCAAGACCAACGCCCAGCGCCAGCGGGAGAAACGCCAGCGACAACGAGAGGCAGGCATCCCCGAGCGCAAGCTGCCCTCCCCGCCGGCGATCGACGCCGCGTTCGAGCGCCTGCAGGCGGTCGGCGATTTCGAGGACTGGCGAGAAGCGTTCTCGACGCTGCTACTCAACGCCTCAGCCCTGCCCGATGCCGATCTCCTGCCTCTTCTCGTCGTGTCGCGACACGAATACACGCCAAGCGAAAACGTGTCGCGACAACTACTCGCCGTCGGGCTCTCCGTAGCCGACGACGAACAGTAACCCACCACCAGATCACCGACGCTAGCCACCGGCCGGCGCGGCTCTACTCGTCCTGAGGATCCTTTATGGAGTTGCCTTATCGCCTGCACCTGGGCGACTGCCTGCAGGTGCTCAAAACATTTCCCGACAATAGCTTCGACAGCGTGGTGACTGATCCGCCCTACGGCATCCGCTTCATGGGCAAGGCCTGGGACGGCGCCGACATTGAGGCGCGCGCAGCTCGACGGGCGGAAATGCCGAGCCACGCACCTGATGCCGGTCCGAACGGTGGCCATCGTTCAGTCTCTGCGGGAGCTGGGAAGTACGACCTCACCCCAAAGGGCATGCTTGCCTTCCAGGCCTTCACGCTGGAATGGGCGGCCGAGTGCCTGCGCGTGCTGAAGCCAGGTGGACACCTGCTGTCCTTCGCCTCGCCGCGCACCTACCACCACATGGCGGTCGGCATCGAAATGGCCGGCTTCGAGATCCGCGACCAGATCATGTGGGTGTTCGGCAGCGGATTCCCGAAATCGCACAACCTGTCGGGCGAGTACGAAGGCTGGGGTACCGCTCTGAAGCCGGGGCACGAACCCATCTGCATGGCCCGCAAGCCGCTGATAGGCACGGTTGCACGAAACGTCCTGGCCCACGGTACCGGGGCACTGAACATCGACGCTTGTCGCATCCCAACCGACGAGGCTCTGCGCGCCGGTTCTGGCGGAATTCCCTGCCGGCACGACGAGCATGTACCACGCACGCGGTCCGGCGAAGCCAGCGCCGAGCGTCGCTACACTGAAACCGGCGGCACCAACTTCGCAATGAAGCCAGGGCCGCGCGGCGGTGCAGTTGCTGGCCGCTGGCCCGCGAACCTGATCCACGACGGCAGCGAGGAAGTGGTAACGCTTTTCCCGGCCGACGCCGGCCAGGCGGCGCCGCTGGCAACCCGCAACAGCGACAAGACCCGCAACAGCTACGGCGCCTTCGCCGGCTCACATGATGCCCATTTCTCTCCGCACGACGCTGGAGGCAGCGCCGCTCGCTTCTTCTACTGCGCCAAGGCCAGCAGGAAAGATCGCAACGAAGGGTGTGAGCACATGGAGCGCAAGCCGCTGCACTGGTCCAGCGGAAGCCAGAACCCCGGAAGTTTCCAGTCCGAGGGGACCGACAAGACCAGCCAGAACAACCACCCCACGGTGAAGCCGACGGACCTGATGGCCTATCTCGTGCGCCTGGTCACCCCTCCAGGCGGCAAGGTGCTGGACCCATTCACGGGCAGCGGTAGCACCGGCAAGGCAGCGGTACGCGAAGGGTTCGAGTTCGTCGGCATCGAGCGCGAGGCTCCCTATCTGGCTATCGCCGAGGCTCGCATCGCCCACGAACTGGAGCGCGTCACCGCCGCTGCAATGGAAACAGCAGAGGCAGAGGCGCAGCTCGATATCTTTAGAGACGCCAAGGAGCAAATCGCATGATGCATCGCGTCTATCTTGCGGGTCCGATGACCGGCATCCCCGATTTCAACTACCCTGCGTTCAACGCCGAGGAGAAGCGGATCCGCGCCCTCGGCTATATCGTCGAGAACCCAGCCGTCAACATGGTCTACCGCGGATCGCCGTGGGAGGCCTTCATGCGCGACGGGATCAAGCGACTCATGGACTGCGACATTCTCGCGTTGCTCCCTGGGTGGGAGCGGTCCGGCGGCGCGAACATCGAGCGCAACCTGGCAATCACACTCGGCATGCACGTCGTCGACGCCGAGGCCATCCCGGAGCCTGATTTCGTCTGCAAGTGCCGGGCAATCCAATTCACCTGCTGCTCGATACCAAGCGACAACGATCCGTTCGTGTGCCGGCGCCTGGCAGGCATGCCCGCCTACAAGTCCCCAGAGGACCAACTGGCAACCGCACGTAAAGCCCTCGAGCAGATCGCAGCGCTCACCGACGTCTCTACCGGAGGCATCGGGATGGACGTGCTCCAGATCGCAAAGCAAGCCCTTTCCAACTGATCAGCGCCAGCAAGCGAGAGGTATTCCCTATGTCCGCAGAAAACAACAACTCCGCCATGACAACGAACCAGAACCACCCTGACGATCACCTTGCCATTGAAGCGCTCCACAGCCGCTATCTCGATGTCCTGACCGGACGCACCAGCGATCACCTTCTGATGTTCCAGGACGAGGCCTACGCGCTTGGCCGCGCCCGGGGGCGCCTGGACGTGTTCCGTTTCGACCTGCACCTCCATCGCCAGCGCCGGTTCAGCGAACGCACGTTCGGGCCAGGGTCGCGCGCCGCCGGCGTCGTCGACCACATCCGCAAGGAACTGCGCGAGATCGAGGAAGCCCCCGGCGACCTGGCCGAGTGGATCGACGTTGTGATCCTGGCCCTTGACGGGGCTTGGCGCACCGGCGCCACTCCGGCGCAGATAATCGACGCCCTGGTCGCAAAGCAGACGAAGAACGAGGCGCGCACCTGGCCGGACTGGCGCACGGCGCCGGCCGACAAGGCGATCGAACACGTCCGAGCGGACGAGCCGATCGACGACAATACCTACTTCGTCATGCGCCACGGCGGCGGCGCCGTGTTCGTGAATCACGGTCCCTTCTTCCGCGACCAGGGCGGCCTGACGGAGGACTGGGGGAAGAACTGGACGCGCATCAGGGCCGTCAGCCTCAAGCATGCCCGGCAGGTCGGGGAGAGTCTCCTTCCGTGAACGCCCCCGTCTACTGCCGCACAACAGGCCAGCGCATCGGGCAATGCAACTGCATCCGGTGCCGGCCTCCCGAGGAAACGCCATGCACACCCTCAACCTGACCGCGCTGTTCCTGGACGGCGAGGATGGCCAGCGCCTGGCCGAGGTCAACGGCCTCCCACGCCTCGGCGCCCTGCTCTCCTCCGCTCAACTGCGCCAGCTCGCGCGCCAGCTCAACGAGATCGCAAACGACGCAGACCAGGGCGCCAGCGGTGAGCACTGCTACACAGCACCACCTTACGGAGCCTGCCCGCCATGTCATTCGACGAAAACGCCGCATACCGCCGCATAAAGGCCCTCTGCTCCCCCGCGCCAGCCCGATATATCCACCTCCCAACAGGCATTCACTGGGTCGTCATCGACAGCCTGGGCAATGTCATTCAACTCGAAAACATCGAGCGCCGGCGCCGACTGATAACCGTTTCTGACCTCGAAACCGAGGCCTGGAGAAAGCTCCCATGAACAAAGCGAATGAATGCACCTGCCCTTCTGGCGACGGCTCCCTCGTCCATCCGTGCCCGGCACATCCTGCGGTAGAGCAGGCAGGCGGGGATGAGCACGAACCGCTGCCCTACTGGGAGCCTTGCAACCTAGGCTGTGATCCTGAGTTCAACGGCAAGCGATCTAGGCACTGCGCCCAGGCTCAGCAAATCAAAGACCTGGACAAACAGTGTCGCGATGACGTGGCACGTGCGCTCGGTTTGCGTCCGAACCAAGAGCGCGGTTTCGCATGGTCATATCTGCTGGCGTCGATCAAGTCATGCGTGAAGGCCTCCGGGGATAGCGCCCAGGCTCAGCACAGCGTGCCGGAGGGTTATGCCCTGATCCCGGTTCGCGAGACGGAGGCAATGCACGATGCCGTGATGGCGCTGCTGTACAAGGGCGTCGCCCGCACCGATACGCAGAAGCTGCTGGATGCGTACATCGCCGCCGCGCCCGGCAACTCGGCTCAGCACAGCGTGCCGGCTTATGTGAGCTACACCACGCAACCAGCCGAAAGCCTTGCCGGGATTGCCCTGCGGCAGTTGAAGGACGAGAGCCGTTGGGTCGAGATACGCGACATCAACGCACATGCCTTCCCCGACATGCGGTCGCACAGCTACTACCCGGCTGGGACCGTGATTAAGCTGCCCGCCGCTGCGCCCAGCGAAAAACGCTCCTGTGAGCACGCCGGATGCTGTAACACGGCGCACCCAGGAACGTCGCTCTGCATCGCACATCACTCGAAGAAGGCTCAGGAACGGCTACTCGCCGCCGCGCCCGGCAAGGAGGTAGGTCATGAGTGAGGTGAAGCGGTTCGACCATGTGAACCATGCTCACATTGATGACTGTGAACATGTTGAGTCCAGCGAAGGGGCGTGGGTGATGGCCTCCGACTACGACGCCCTAGCTGCCAAGCTAGCCATGGCTGAGGACGCAGCAGCAAAGGGAGATGCTGCTCGCCAGCAATGCGGCGGAATGGAGATGGAGATCGAGGAACTTCGCGCTGAACTAGCGGAACTGCGCGCAAGGGTGGCTGTTGTGCCGGAGCGAAAACTCCTAAATGCCGGAGTCCCAGGGCTGAATCGTAATAGCGGCTGGAACGCCTGCCTCGACGAACTGGCGCGCATCAACGGTATGACGGTCAGCGAGGGGCTTGTGCAGGGGATGGCCAAGTTCGCGCGCGAGATCATCTGCGGAGCCCTCGAGGGCGGTAGTTTCGATGGGGCAGAAATACAGGAAAGCGCTGAACGCCATGGGCTGATCGCCAAGCAGGTGATGAACGAGCCGTGCCGCGGCCCAGAAGAGTACTGCGCCTGCGCCTGGTCTACCTCGTTCCCGGCTGAATGCTGTCGGGTAACGCCGGAACTCCGCGCCCTGCTGAGCGAGCAGGAAGGAGGGAAGCAATGAGAGAGGTAACTGAACTGGATTTTCGCAGACCGGAGTTTCGTGACGCCAAGGTCGAAGATTACGAGTTCCGCCAGGACGGCGCGCTTGTACGAAAGGATCGGTGGGAGCGCGGGGTTCGCGCGATCGTCGCTGCGCTAGGCTGGTCTCGAAGGGATTTCGAAGTGGAAGATGTTGTGTCCGAGGTTACGCGGTATGTCGGAGGGTGGATGGATGCAGATCCTGAAGATTTTACCGATATGCTTCTACAACCAGTTGATATCAAGATGCCGTGCGGCTCTGTATTAACTGAGTGCGATGCAATTGACGGATGCCTTGTCTGGAAATTCAGCGGGGCAACGTTCACCCAGGAAGATATAGGGCAAGCGGTTCAGAAGTGGCGACGCACGAAGCTCCATCAGGACGTTGCGTAGCCACCCATCGCCAACAACTGTACGTATATACAGCAATTCGGATAATGGGCTACCCACTACCCGGATTGAATATGCGCACGAAACCCTTCCGCCCGCCGCGCCGGCATGAGATCGCCGGCCTCCGCTACTACCGCACCGCGTCAGCTTACAACTGGCTCGGCGTAGCGATGGCGCACCCGACCCGAGCAGTCCAGTTGCTGCTCGAGCAGTGTGAGCCAGACGTTCTCTCGCCGATGCTCAACATCGAGATAGACGCGATCCTGAGCCAAGCCGACGAGTACGCAAAGACCGGCCAGGTGCTCGAGCGCGAGCAACTGCGCGAAATGCTCATGCACCTGATCGCCAAAGCTGCGGGCGACTGATCCGGAGCCACCATGAAGAAAGCTCTCTCCCGCATGGCGGCAGTAGCCGTCATTGGCGCCAGCCTGGTCGCGCTACACGCAGTGATCGAGCTAGCGCCAGCATTCGCAGCCCTGCAATGGGGCTGCTCGTTCTAACCGCACGGTAGCCGATAGGCTGCCAGTCCCCGAAAACCATTTTCCCGACCAGCGCCAGCAGGGCGGGGAGGTATTGTCCAATGAAACTCGTAACCCTAGAAGAATGGGCGGCTGAGCACTTCAGGACGCCGCCGAGTATCAACACCCTCCGCAGGTGGGCAAGGGATGGCTGTATTATCCCTGCTCCCGTGAAGCATGGTCGAAGCTACTACGTGAGCCAGGATGCGGAGTACAGCAGTCAAGAACCTGCCAAACGCTCAGAACCTGGCGAAAGTCTGATATCCCGCATAAAGAGCGCACGCCATGGCACCAAGGCCGCGTAAAGAGGGGTCAAAAGACCTCCCCCCAAACCTGTACAAGAAGACGGACTCTCGGTCAGGCGTAACCTACTACGCCTATCGGGATCCAGTAAGCGGCCGGATGTTCGGCCTGGGAAAGGACAAGGCCCGCGCGATTCGGGAAGCGATCGAAGCAAACCACACGGAATCGCTTCAGCCGACTATCGCCGACAGGCTCAGTTCTGAGCCATCACGTCCGCCGCGGCTATTTGACGACTGGCTCACCGAGTATGAAAAGATCTACGTCGAGCGCGGCCTGGCGGCGGCCAGTGTCCGTAATACTCGGATGCGCCTGAAACGGCTGCGCGCCAGGTTCGGAACGATGGACATCCGGGATATCGGGACCATTGATGTGGCCGGCTACTTCTCGGAGATGGCGAAGGAAGGGAAGGCACAAATGGCCCGAGCCATGCGATCCCTTCTGCGTGATGTTTTCATGGAGTCGATGGCGGCCGGATGGACTGACAAAAACCCGGTGGAGGTGACGAAGGCGGCGCGGGTGAAGATCAAGCGCGAGCGCTTGACCCTGGAGACATGGCGTCTGATCTATGCCGAGGCGAAACAGCCCTGGTTGAAAAGAGCCATGGAACTGGCGGTTATTACCGGCCAGAGGCGGGAGGATCTTGCAGCAATGCAGTTCAAGGACGAGCAGGACGGATACCTGCAGGTTGTTCAGTCGAAGACGGGCATGCGCCTTCGTATAAGCACGTCGATCGGACTGGCTGTCCTTGGTCTCGATCTGGCCTCAGTGATCAAATCATGCCGCGGGAGGGTTCTTTCCCGCTACATGATCCATCATCACCGCACCATCAGTCGCGCCAAGGCTGGGCAGCCGATTATGCTGGACACCATAAGCGCCGCGTTCGCTGATGCGAGGGACAGGGCGGCGAAGAAGCATGGACTCGATTTCGGCGCCAGCCCGCCAAGCTTCCATGAGATGCGATCCCTGGCTGCCAGGCTTCATGAAGAAGAAGGGCGCGATGCGCAACGCCTGCTCGGCCACCGCTCCGCGAAGATGACGGATCTCTACCGGGACAGCCGGGGCGCCGAGTGGATCGACGTGGCATAA